GACCACCTTTAACTACACTGGGTCAGATCAAACGTTTACTGTACCGGGAGATGTCAGTATTGTTGAAATGTATCTGTGGGGGGCTGCAGGTGGCGGTGGTTATGGCGAAGGATATTCAGATAAAGGCGGACCAGGTGGCGCAGCTATAATTTCTTCTTGCACTGTTACACCAGACGATGTATTAAAAGTACAAGTTGGACAGGGTGGTTGGAACAGCGGTGGAACAAATGGTCCTCTTGGTACATCAAGAGCATATCCATGGGGTGGTAGACCTAGCCCACGTAACAATTATAATACTGGTTACGGTGGCGGCCGCAGTGCAGTATTTAAAAGTAACACACAATCCAGTGCAAATTGTTTAGCAGTTGCTGGCGGTGGTGGTGGCTCGGGCGGTCTTGGTTGGAGCGGGACACTTGGCGGCAAATCTTTCTGTGGCGGCCCTGGTGGCGGCACAAACGGACAGCCAGGTCACTTTTTAAATGCTGGTACTACGGCAGGTTTAGATTCAAACACTGGTGGTACGCAAAGCAGTATCGGTAGTAGTGGATTAGGCGTTAATGGCGCTGGTGTTGAAGCCGCACAATTTAAAGGCGGGGATGCAGCTAACCCTGAAGGAACATATAGCGGCCATGGTGGTAATACCCAAGGTGGCGGCGGAGATGGTTGGTATGGCGGTAGAGCTAGTAGCTATGCACACAGTGGTGGCGGTGGCGGATCTGGTTATATAAATCCCACATATGCCACTGGTACTTTATATAGCAGTAGTACTGGACACACAAACTCAGCTGACAGCCCAGCAGATCCTCCACAAACTGGAAATGCATACTACGGTAGTAGTGCTGGCAGAGCAGTAGAAAATGGAACAGGAAACAACGGTCGAGTAGTTATTGTTTACTAAAATATAGAACTGTACAGAGCATAAATAAGTTTTATAACGATAGGATTATATACTATGGCACTTCAAAAATTAACAGTAGCTGCATTGCAGGACGGTACCATTACTTCTGATGCAATCGCTGAAGACAGTATTGACATTTCAAAACTAAGTAATGTTAATCTCAACATTGCACCTGAAGTGTTAGAAATTCAAGTAAGTTCACCTGCTGCTGGACAAAATATTCCTTGGCTATGGACTTGGGAACAGTCAACACTGCCTTACGCCAGACGTACAATTACTAATTCACCTGAAATAAGTGTGCCACTGTACAAGCAAGGTACATATACGGTCAATAACTATGCAGCTTATGAGTTATTTGATCAGATGACTCAGACACATACTCTTTATTTGAAATGGATAGATGGTGCTGGTACTGATAATTTGATCAGTTGGGCAACATCAACTGGACCAGTAAGTGACAGTCATCCAGACATTAATGGCGGAGCGGCTACTAATGTACAGAGAATTAATATCAGCGTACCCAGCACCATTACACTACCAACGTTAACAGCACCATCAGTTACATATACTGTAGTTAATAATGGTGCTGGTGCTTATACTTTCAGTGGTGCAGCCAAGGGCGATAATCCAAACATTGGTCCGTTTTATCGTGGTGGAACCTATACTATAAACATTAATGCAGTGGGCCATCCATTCTACTTTACAACAGATAATGGTACTAATTTTGCTAGTGGCACATACTTTGGCGAGTACACAACTGGTGTAACTGGTTCAAGAACTGACAACGGGACCATTACATTTACAGTGCCCAATGACGCACCAAGTACGTTATATTACCAATGTGGAAACCACAGTCCTATGCGTGGTGCGATTACTGTCAAAGATTTAGCAGTAGAGACAAACATCAACGGTAACTATGTTGTATATTTCCAACACGGTCAAGAGGGAATGAAAACACCAGTTGAATTAAGACCAATCCCAAGCCTTGTTAACCAGATGTGTCTTGTATATGATGCCAATAGCGGACAGTTTGTTCCACAAGATTTGGCAACTTATGTGGAGAACACACCCTCATTTGAAAACAAGATTCGTGAAGTGGCTGGTACTGCTGAACTTGTGGTTGAAGATGGTAGTGCGGTTATTGCCAAAGTTAATGTTTATGACGACAGTACTTACTTGCCACTGGTTGGTAACAACCCTGGTGACCAGGCTTTTGCGACGGATACTGATATCTTGTATATTTGGGACGGATCGGCTTGGCAACAAGCAGGCGCAAGCAACAGTGATGATTTAACTGAAGGAACTACTAATTTATTTTATACAGATGCCCGTGTAGATGCAAGAATAAATAATGTTATTGATAGCGCACCCGCAGCATTAGATACACTAAATGAGTTGGCAGCAGCATTGGGAGATGATCCCAACTTCGCTACAACAGTAAGCACACAGTTAAGTTTAAAAGCAAATAGTGCTGATCTTGCAACTGTAGCAACAAGTGGTGATTTTAATGATTTAAGCAATACGCCACAAACAATAGTGGGTATGGTACATACATTTCAACAGGATGTAAATGGAGATCTCCAGTGGTACACCGACCCCCCAACGTTACAAGATGGTAACGGAAATGATATATATGACTTGGTAATATTTGGTACAAGTGATCAAGTCTTTAGTATAGTAAACGGAAACTTGATAGTAAATAACTAAGTTATTAGGAGAAAATAAATGGCTACTGTAAATTTAGGTAGATTAAGATTAATTTGGAGAGGTGAATGGGCAGTATCTACAGCATATGTTTTAGATGATGTTGTACGTCAAGGCGTTAGTACTTATATTTGTACTAATGCACATACCAGTACTAGCAGTTTTACGAATGATATTGCTAATTGGGATTTAATGGCAATTGGCTCTGACGGTCTAGATGAACTGGCAGACATAGGTGTTTGGTTAGACAACGCAGGTGGAGAAGGACCAGCTGGTCCAAGTTCAAATGCACTTAATGAACGTTACGGATCAATGACAATTTTTAATGCTAGTAACTTAAACATGCGTACAGATGCTGGCGGCGGAGTTCAAATTATTACTATTCCAACTACAGGTGAATACTTTATCAAATGTGCTGGCGCACAAGGTGGTGGTTACCAAGGTGGTAATGGTGGCATAGCATGGGGAACAGTTGATCTAACAGCAGGCGATGTATTGTATTGTCGTGTTGGACAACGTGGACTAGGTGGTGGTCAAAGTACCACATCAACCACTCCACTAACTGAACCAGACGCAACTAACCTTGTTAATGATACAACTGGAGCAAATAATATTGGCGGTGGTGGTTTTGGAGATGGCCGCGGCGGCAATGGTGGCGGTCCCAGTACTGGTAACACTGACTCCGGAGGTGGCGGAACGGCTGTTCGTTTAAACACAGATGGTGTAGGCAATAGAATTATCGTAGCCGGCGGTGGTGGTGGCGGTTACCTTGAAGGTGAACGCTTTGCAACTGGTGCTACAAGTCCACCTGCGGGTGGCGGAGACGGTGGCGGCTACTATGGTGGTATGGCCATGAAAGTTTCGGAAGGTTCTGGTTCTAGAGCAGGTGGTGGTTCACAAACTGCTGGCGGACACACTGGGTCTGGCGGAAACACAGGAACACAAACACAAGGCGGCAACGGTCCTGCTAACGATGGCGGTGGCGGTGGAGGAGGCTACTGGGGTGGCTCAACTGCAACCAACACAGGTGGGGGTGGCGGCAGTGGATATGTTGGTGGAATGAAATCAACAAATAGAGGCATGTCAATGGGCGGTAACGCAGGTGACGGCTGGATTTACATAAGAAGGGTAGGATAATATTATGACACATAAACCTTGGGTATCTGTTGCAGCACATCAACTTTGCGATGCTGCAGGATTAGCACAAGAGCAAAGACTTTTTGCTTACCAAGCAAACGAAGAAGGTGTATGGACAGATGTTGAAACAGACTTTTTATGGATGTCCGAATCAGCAATGCCATTTACTATTGCGGAATTAGATACAAAAGCAGATGAATTAGCTGCAGCTCAACCATTACTAATGCTAAGAAATGCCCGTAACGATAGATTAAAATCAAGTGATTGGACACAAGGTGCTGATGTTCCAGATGATATCAAATTGGCATGGCAACCATACCGCCAAGCATTACGTAATATTACTGAAACATATTCAAATTTAGACGAGGTAGTTTGGCCAACCAAACCAGAATAATCTCCCGTTAACACAAATCGATAAATAAGTGTAATAACAACAGGATTATTACGCATGGCCATTGATAAAATAATTGCAAGCAGTCTTGCTGACAATGCAATTACTAGTGATAAGATAGCACCAGGTGCTGTTACTATTAACGATATTCCAGACGGCGAAATTACTTTAGCAAAATTAAGTGAAGTTGATCTTAACATTGCTCCTGAGGTACTGGAAATTCAAGTAAGTTCACCTACTGCTGGACAAAACATTCCTTGGTTATGGACATGGCTTCAAAGTACGTTGCCCTACGCTAGACGTACTATTACAAACTCACCTGAAATTAGTGTACCCTTATACAAACAAGGTACTTATACTGTCAATAACTATGCAGCATATGAGTTATTTGATCAGATGACGCAGACACATACACTTTTTTTTAAGTGGATTGATGGTGCAGGTACAGATAACCTTGTGTCTTGGGCGACTAGTACAGGTCCAGTGAGTGATAGTCATCCAGACATCAATGGCGGCAATCCTACAAATGTACAACGTATTAGTATTGTTGTGCCATCATCAGTTATTCCGCCCACATTGACAGCACCAAATGTTAGTTATAATGTAACAAACAACGGAACTGGTGCGTATACCTTTAGCGGAGCGGCCAAGGGTGACAATCCAAATATTGGGCCAATGTATCGTGGTGGTACGTATACATTTAATGTATCAGCAACTGGACATCCTTTCTACCTTACAACTGACAACGGAACCAATTTCAGCAGTGGTACTTACTTTGGAGAATATACAAGCGGAGTAACAGGTAGTCGTACTGAAAACGGATCAGTCACTATTACTGTTCCTAGTAACGCACCTGACACACTTTACTATCAGTGCGGTAATCATTCGCCGATGCGTGGTGCAATTACTGTAAAAGAATTGGCAGTTGAAACCAATATTAACGGCAATTATGTAATTTATGCACAGCATAGTCAAGAAGGAATGAAAACGCCGGTTGAAATCCGCCCTATTCCTAGTCTTGTTAATCAAATGTGTCTGGTATATGATGCAAATGTGGGTAAATTTGTACCACAAGACTTGGCTACATACGTAGAAAATACACCAAGTTTTGAAAATAAAATCCGTGAGGTCGCTGGTACTGCTGAACTAGTAGTTGAGGACGGAAGTACTGTTATTGCCAAGGTTAACGTTTATGATGA